TCAGATGTGTATAAGAGACACCGTGTAAGGGCCATAAAACAAATTGTACATCTATCTCCCTGTTGATGACGGGACGGAAGTGTCCGAGGAATGAGCGAATGCGGAATTTCCCCCGCGGTTCGCACTTAAAAACGGATTGTGCATTTCATTGAATTTTTCTTTAACTTTTGGACGCAATACAGCCCATTTAAGGGCATCAAGTTTAATACTGAAGCAAATATATTGAAATAACGGCATAATGCCGCTATGAGATTATTTAACCCTGAATTAAATGTCTCTAAAATGCCGTTTTTATAAAGATAGAAAAAAAGCGATCAAGATTGATGGATGGACAAATGGGTGGACAAATGGGTGGACAAAAAGCGAAAAAAAACATACAAGATAGACGGGTAATAACATACAAAAAGAAGCTACATAAAGCATAAAACAATGATCAAGGGGGGACATAATACACGCGATAAATAAAAATAGTGAAGTATGAGAAATAAGAGATTAATCTAAGGTACAGGGAGTTAAATAAAAATAGTGTTAAATGACCAGGGGGAAACTGCGTGTGTCACACGATTCTAAGGTTCATTTCAGCACATTGTGTTTTATCTGACCGGTCTTCTCCAGGACCGGATGGGCAGGGATTATGTCTTAACCAGACTACCCTGCCTTTCTTTTTTGCCCGTGTTCTTCGGGCATGTCTTGCAAGGCTTGATTGAGAGCTTCGAGCTCTGTAATACGATTTTCAAGAAAGGCAATATAACGCTTTTGAGTCTCTATAGTTTCGCGTTGTGAACGATATACTTCTTCACCAGGTGGATCCTTCCCTTGACCCTTGAGCATTTCTCCTTTGCCAAGAATCACCCATTCAATATTGAGATCATCATATGTAAGTAGGATATATTCTAATTTGTCAGCTCCAATTGTCCCGCCTGTTTTGAGTGATTTTCCAAATGAAGCATTCGACATTCCAATGCTTTTTTCGAATGCTGCGACAGAGATGCCTTTGAAGTCAATATATTCCTTGAGGCGCTTTAACATGTCTTTATAGAAAATTTCCTATGAAATATTTTGGAATTAGGAAATATCCTATTTATATTTGTTCCGACAACAGTTAGCAAAGTTAAACTAAAAGGCATGGAAAAAGCAAAAAAATCTTTCGGGCCGGTATGGAAGGGCGCATACCAGGTCATTGGGAGGAAGTTGGGATGCAGCCCAAAATACGTAGCCCAGGTACTACGGAACAAGCTCGGCAAATACAATGACCGTGACACTGCCCTGGTCAGAAGGATCAGAGAGGTAGCTGAAGAGATGGAGAGAATACTGGAACCAGTAGAGGACTGACCGGTCACATGCCATCTACCTATTATAGACTAACAAGAGATGAGGCCATAATCCTCATCGAAGCTCTCAAGGAGTACACGCCTCCGCTTATTTATGAGACGAAGGCCGAGTCACTCATATGCACCAGGGCAATGGAAGAATTAAAGCATCGCCTTGATGAATTCAGCCTTCCAGGCAAGCCATCGGGTATAGTTTACCCGAGGGAGGTCCTGAGAAGGCTTTTTGTCATGTATTCAAGTCAAGAAAAGGACCAACACCCTCCGGTCATGGATCATATACAAGAACTCAGAAAATGCCTGGTCAGATATCACAATATTGAACAGCTTTTCATTGCCACCAAGAAGTCATGTGAAGTAGAGCTGGAAAACTATTCAGATTCCTATATGTGGCTATCTCTCCCAATGCCGGATGAGCAGCCTGAAACGGTTTCAGATATGATTTTATCAGGAGTTGAAGATCTTCCAAATACGTGTCTCGCTGGAATTCTGGCGGCAATATTAAAAAACAGAGTTCCCAACGGCATCCGGATGAATGGGATGAGTATTGACCGGGTTGGAAGCTCTTTTCGCTTCTGTATCTCAGGTTCAACTTCATTAGAAGAGATCCAAACTCTTTACGCGCAATACGAATCGAGTCGCGGTTTTGAAGCCGAAAAGTAAAGCGAAAAACAAAATCAGTCATAATGCTTAACGATTTGAGTTGACAGCCATAAAGTTAAGCAAAATTCCCCGGAAGGATAAAGTGGCAGGCGCAACCATCGGAACGCGCCGGGGAGCAAACCTCAGAAAGGAGAGCCAGGACAGCCTGGCTGACGGGCCGGAAGAGACGGCAGCGACCGCAGCGAAATCGGTGACAGCCCGGAGAGACGGGCTCTTTAAAGAGAAAGATGGAGTACTACAATAATATCCTCTGCATAAGCGCGCCGGAACTCACCGGCGGGGATCCGGGATCTGAAAATTCCAAAGAATGGCCAGTGATGACCACAGAGGCATTGAATAAATACATTCAACGTTATCCTCATGTCAGAGTAAGGCGTGGCTGTCCGAATAACCCCGCCCTTCTCTCCTGGCAGGCGCTGAGGTCAGACATCCAGGCGAGGTTTGAGGCCAAGTACGGAGATCCGCGGAAGATGGTTCATCACTCGCAGATCACACAGAACATTGAACCGGACCAGGATGCCGGCAAGTTCTTCAGGGCACACCGGTTTGACAACGGCAAGACACTCCCGGAGGAGACAATCACAGAGTACTACACCAACGCCATCCTTTTAAATGCCATTCACAAGTCTATAAACAACACCAAAGCATTCAGGAAAGCACGCCAGGGCAACCGTCCGATCTGGCCGCAGATCTCCGCTCTGATCAATGATCTTGACCGCACACAATACCCTCACACCCTCCCGGGCAACCCCCGGCGCCTGGCAGACAGGTACAATGAGTACATAAAGCACGGGTACCAGTCACTTATTCATGCATCATTCTGCAATTCCAACACAGAGAAGCTCAATGAACAGGGTAAAGTATTCATCCTGGCACGGTGGGCAAACCAGGTAGACCGGTGCCCATCAGTGGAGCAGCTGCTGCATGAGTACAATGCCAAGGCTGTAGAAGAGGGCTGGAAGATTGTAAAGAGTCCTATCACCATAAATAACTATCTCTTCCGGGAGGATATCCAGCCGCTGTGGCACGGTTACCGGTACGGTGAGCTCAAGAGCAAGGAGAAGTTTGCCCTGCAGATCTCCACCATCATGCCTACCATGCGAGACTCGCTGTGGTATTCTGACGGTACCAGGTTAAACTACTACTACCTGGCAGAAGATGGCAAGGTTTCTACATGCTCAGTCTATGAAGTGATAGACGCTTACAGCGAGGTTCTCCTGGGCTGTCACATCACACCGGGTGACTCCGAGAACTACGAATCCCAATACAAAGCATACCGCATGGCTATGCAGACAGCCGGCCATAAGCCCTACCAGGTCAGTTTTGACAACCAGGGAGGCCATAAGAAGCTGGTAGCGGGTGAATTCTTCACCAAGCTCGCGCACATGGCCATACGCACACAGCCGCACAACGGCAAATCCAAGTCAATTGAGAGCGTTTTCGGACGCTTCCAGATGCAGATCCTGAAGAAAGACTGGTTCTTCACCGGCCAGAATATCACTGCCAAGAGGGATGAAAGCCGTGCCAACCTCGAGTTTATCAATGCAAACAAGGCCAATTTACCCACTCTCCAGGAGATAAAGGACAGGTATTACCAGCGCCGGGGCGAGTGGAACAATGCAAAACACCCTCTTTCAGGCAAGTCACGCCTGGAGACATATTACTCGAGCACCAACGAGAAGTCGCCTAAGGTAGAAGCATGGGACATGATAGATCTCTTCTGGATCATGCGACCGGAGCCGGTCACCTGCCGCGCTTACGGTATCAGCTTCACGGAGAAGAAAATCAAATATGACTTCCTGGTATACAAGGAACCGATGGTACCGGATCAGGAGTGGCTGTGGAACAACATTGACAAGAAATTCTATATCAAGTTCGATCCGGAGGACATGAGCCTGATCTGCCTCTATGAGAAAGATGCCACCGGCATGAGGTTCGTGACCCATGCCGAGACCAAGATAGTGGTTCATCGCGGCAAGCAGGAGCAGGAAGAGGGCCAGATGGCACTGATCAGGATGATGCTTGATGAGAACAAGCGCCTGCGCCTGGCAAACAAGGCAAAGATGGAGGAGATCCTGATTGAGGCCGGGCAGGATGCCGGATCCTACGGGCTTCGCACAGCACCTGTCCAGGGACTGGAGAAGCAGCGCAGGAAAAAGAAGGAAAAGAAGCAGGAGTCATTTGCCCAGGTAGAGAAGCAGATCAGCAACAGGGTGGTATTACCTGATGATGAAGAAATCGACTACAGAAGCTTATACTAACTAAATGATCGCACCATGATTGAACAACAGAAACAGCAGATTACCGAGAGATTACAGAATTACTGTGATCGAATTGGCAGTCAGAACAAGGCAGCAAACACGCTTAAAAACGTCAGTACTGCCACCATTAACCACGTATTAAACGGTAAGTGGGACCAGATTACCGATGAGATGTGGCGGCACATCGGCGCCCAGATCGGGCATCAGAAGTTTCCCTGGACAACAGTTGAGACCAGGGACATGAAGATGCTGAACTTTCTCCTGGAGGATGCCAGGGAAAACAGCCTGGTATTTGCCGTGGTAGGTGATGCCGGTACCGGCAAGACCGTCGCTCTGCGGCAGTTTACCGAGGAAAACAAGGGAGTATATCTCCTGCAGTGTAATGAATTCTGGAACCGGAAGTATTTTCTCCAGGAACTCATTGCAGCCCTGGGGCGTGACTATGCAGGTTACACCACCGGTGAGATGATGCATGAGATAGTCACCACGCTCAAGAAGAGGGAGAAGCCGCTGATCATCCTGGATGAAGCTGATAAGCTCAGTGACCAGGTGATGTATTTCTTCATCACCCTTTACAATAACCTCGAGGACCATTGCGGCATAGTTCTCTGTGCAACCAATCACCTGGCGAAGCGGATCCAGCGCGGACGCAAGCTCAACAAGAAAGGTTACAACGAGATCTTCTCCAGGATAGGACGGCGCTTTATAGAGCTCCAGGGCATATCTACTGCAGACGTCACGGCCATCTGTATGGCAAACGGCCTTTCTCACGCCGGGAAGATCAGGGAGGTTATGGAGGAATGTGAGAATGATCTGCGCAGGGTGAAGCGGAAAGTACATGCTCTCAAAAACGCGTAATCATGGCCAGCGGCATTAAACGGGCTCTTTCGGTCTCTGACCTGCTGAAGAAAAAGTACAGGACACTGGATTTCACCGGTGACTGGTACCAGGCATTCGGCACCCCTGAGCGCGCGGGCATATGGTTTATCTGGGGACCGTCAGGCAGCGGAAAGAGCAACTTCGTGGCACAGCTGGGTAAAGAGCTGTCACGCTTCGGCAAGGTGATCTACAACTCACTTGAGGAGGCAGACAGCATGACGATACAGCGATCATTTGCAGAGGCCGGGCTTGCTGAGGCAGGCAGGAGGGTGATACTGGTGAGTGAATCGATGGATGATCTGTCGGTGAGACTGAGCCAGCCCCGCAGCCCGGTTTTTGCAATTGTCGACAGCTTCCAGTACACGCGCATGAGTTACGCGCAGTACATAGCCTTCAAGGAGAAGCACCGTCATAAGCTCGTGATTTTCGTATCGCACGCTGATGGCCGGCAGCCGGCAGGCCGCTCAGCCAGGAGCGTGATGTATGATGCTGCCCTGAAGATATGGGTAGAAGGCTACAGGGCATTATCCAAGGGAAGGTATATCGGTCCTAATGGCGGAATATACACGATTTGGGAAGCCGGAGCAAATCAATACTGGATGGATTAACATGGCAACAGCACTACAGAAATCATTACTCAGGAGGTACCACACGATCTGTCACCAGCTCGGCCTGGAGGGTGACCAGAAGGAAGCCATCAAGGACAGTTACGGTGTGGCAAGCTCCAGGAACCTCTCCGAGCTGCAGCTGCGTCAAATCATTGACCAGCTGCTGACCGGAAAGAAGTCGAACAAACCCACCAGCGAGGCAGACCGCTGGCGCAAGCGTGTGATGGCAGCCATAGGCGCCTGGCTTCGCTCGCTGAATAAAAGCACCAATGCTGATGTGATCAAGGCTATTGCCTGCAGGGCATCAGGCTGTGACAGGTTCAACAAGATCCCGGTGTCAAAGCTCCGGGCCATCTATTACGAATTTGTCCGCAAGGGGGAGGCAACCGAAGCATCAAAGCAGATAAAAGAAGATTTACTAGACTATTTAAAACAGACAAACTGATGGAAGTAATTGAACGGAGAGACGTGCGGAACCGCCCGTCGATGATCAAAGGAGAGATCTCCTCCCTGGAGGTATTGATCTCGCGCAGGCACGCGTGGCTGAATAAGCCGGACAACAAGCTCAGGACGACCTACCCGGCGATCCTGCAGGATACCACTGAAATGGAAGATAACCTGGTCGCCCTCCGCGAAGAGCTGGAGATGACCGAAAGAATGGCACAGGCATGAGGCAGAAAGGACAGGTCTGGACAGACCACAGAGGCAATGAGGTACCCACCTATGCAATCTCCCCGGTTCTGAAGACAGAAGAACGGCACGTACATAAGATTGCAGAGGCAGCCAAGCTGGCCGAGAAGTACCTGGCGAAGGTAGTTGCTCTCACCAGGGAGGCATATGAAGAGGTTTATGAGGCAAAGATCCATGACGCAAAGATCAAGGGTCACAAGCCTCCTACTGATGGCATGTCCATCAACGCATTTGACGGCTCGATCTCGGTTAAGATCACTAAGCCTGACAATGTGTATTTCGACACAACCTATACGGCTATTGTCAAGGAGAAGTTTGATGAGTACTTCAGGAGCTTTGAAGGCAGTGAGGCCGTTGAGTTCCTTCGTGACCTGGTCAATGATCTGCTGTATTCGCCTGGCGGGAACGTAGACATGGGCAAGGTGCTCAAGCTTCGCAAATATCGCGACCGGCTACAGTCATCGAGACAGCTGAGCAAAAATGGAGTCATATTCATTGAGGCCGTGGATCTCTTTGACAAGGCTATCCGCAGTAAGCCCGGAAATATGGGCATATACGTTGATGTTGCCGATGAGCATAAGAAGCTCCGGAGGGTTAACCTTAAATACACCGACCTATGAGAACGCCGGATCTTATCACCTGGGATGCTTCGAGCAAGCACCGCCAGTTTGACAAGTCGCCCAGAATTGGATTTACCAAATCAGGCGTTATCAGCCTCAACCCATCTGCCCAGGCATTACTTGGTATAACCGCAGGTGATTACATCATCTTTTACCAGGACAGAAATGAGCCTAAGTCATGGTGGGTTGCAAAGTCTGATGCCGAGCATGGTGTTGTTACCAGGGCTATCAAGAAGGGCGGATCCAAAAATCTTCTTGTTAACTGGTCCGCAGTGGCTAAGACCTTTCGGTCATCGACCGGGCAGAGTGGCAGCTGCAGGTGCCAGGTAGACATAGAAGCGGTTGAAGGGAAGTATGAGCTGATCACTGCTGCTTTGAAATCATGAAGAGACTCTTCATAACGGCCTTCCTGCAGGTGGCTATGGTCAGCGCCAATACTTACTTTATCAGTAAGGTTGCCTGGCTTGGAATAGCCGCCTGCGGGTTTGGCATAAGTTATCTCTGGACAGTCAATGTAAGGAAGATTTCTGCGAGTACGACGAAGGAGCGTATTGCATATGCCTCCGGGGCCATGCTTGGCGGATTAACGGGCGTTGCCCTGGGCACAATGATTCTTTAACAGCGAAATCATGAGTAAGAAGCAGGCGGAAGCTATTGAGATACGGAAGGTCACGAAGCGCATTTTCGGGCCGGTATCTTCGTTTGAGGAATTCCTCCGACAGACAATGAGCATAGATCCATCATGCAGAGAGTTCAAACTTGTGATCACGGGTGGCGATGACCATCACCTGACATGCATGATTATGTCAACCAATGTCATTGGCGCGGCATATGAGGCTCACGTCTCAGGATCTGATATACTCTCAGCGAAATGTATCAGGGAACTGGTGGGCGCACTGGAGAACATAAAGCATAACTATCATGACAAGGGAAGAGAGATACCTGGATCTGGTGTCGAGCTACGCTCAGATACCGGTGGAGGTGATAAAAAGTAAGACCAGGAAGGATCCGGTCAGGGAGACGCGGCAGATGGCTATGTATTTACTTAGGAGACATACCAGGCTTTCTGCAGCTAAGATCTCTGCATATTTTAACAGGACCAGTCATGCGGCCACGCTGAACGCGATCAAGAAGACCGAGGATCAGTTTGAGCTGTACCTGCACTTCCGTGATAAGTGGGCCCCGCTGCTAAATAAAGCCAAGAGCCTGGCGGATCTCATAGAGAGAGAAGAGAAGGACCGCCGCAGGATCTACAGCCAGATTATTAATCCGGGAGACATGTGCTGGTTCTGGAACGAGGGATCAGAGGAATTGCCCAGGCTGGGGACCCTGGCTTCAATCATTACTGACGAACAAATACCACAAAGAGTATTTACAGCTGCTGAATTCCCCGGCAGGTTTGACAGCTGTGTATATGCCGGCGAATATGTATTGCCTAAACAATTTCTGCAATGGAGAGACAGGAGCTTGAATATCGCATAATGCAGGAAGAGCGTCAGCGCATGAGAGCAATCAGGGGGTGCTTCTTTTCGCTCCTGGTCATGCTGGCCATAATAGGCATCACAGTAACAACTATAGTAGTAATCAACAGGGCACATGAGAAATTTAGTAATCGCACTGACATTGTTATTCGGGACCCTGAGCGCGGAATGCCCGGGGATCTCGATCGAGGAGAGCAATGATGAAGCTCTCCGGACTTATCTGATGACAATCGCGCCACTTAATACACAGACGCTCAAGGCAGCCTTCGAGCTTGAAGGTATTCACTGTCCCGCGGTAGTCTTAGCCCAGGCGCGTCTGGAGAGCGGAAACTTCTCCAGCATTCTCTGCAGAGAGCACAACAACCTCTTCGGCATGAAGCTGCCGGCAGTGAGACAGACATCCGCGGTGAGAGGCACCGATAACGGCTATGCAATTTATGATACCTGGTATGAGAGTGTCATAGACATGGCGCTCTTCCAGGAGTGGTACCGAAACCGCGGGCGGGACATGAGTGATTACTTCGGTTTTCTCCGGGCAATCGGTTATGCCGAGGATCAGGCATATATCCATAAGCTGAGGATCCTGATGGAGGGAAAAATCTGAGACTATGAATGAGCTACAGAAATTAATGGATGAAGTAGGATACTGGAGTGATGAAACCTTCGGATCAGGACAAAGGAGCCCTGCGATCCTGCATCACCTGGCAAAGGAGATCCCTGAGCTGTTGAATGCCATCAGCGATTATGACCGAGGAGCACTTGACATGCGGATAAATGTATCGGAGATGATGGAACTGCATAGGAAAATGCGCTTTGAGTTTGCCGATGCATTTATGCTTCTGCTAGATGCTGCCCGGAAACGTGGTTTTATGGCCGAGGATCTGATCCAGGTTACCAAGCTGAAGCTGGAGGTCAACAGGCGCAGAAAGTGGGGCAAACCTGACGAAAATGGGGTTATTGAACATTTACGCGAGTCATGAGAAAGCATATACATGTACAGATTGCTCCGGATGCCATTGCTACGGTAGAGCCTGATTGCTCTCCGGAGACGCTCCGGGCGCTCAAGATTGTAGCAGCTGAAGCCAGGATCAGAGCACTTCGCGGTAGTTATACTCTACGGAATGCAAACTGGGCATTTACCTGTTCAGCCTGCGGAGATGTGATTAACGCCGGTGAAGTTTACCTGGAGTATCAGAACGGGGACCGTGAATGTATCAATGAACTGCCGGCACGTCGGTTAAAACCATGCAGCAATGAGCCAGGTCGATGATATGACTGATGAGCATGACAACCTGAGGGCATTCAAAAGCCTGATGATATGGATCCCGGTGGGCTTACTGCTATGGACTGCTATAATTCTGCCTCTTGCATGTCAGCATGAAGATTTACCTGCAGCTGACTGTTACGAATGCACAACATATGTGATGCTGGAAAGATGTGATACGATTGAGTATTCCGCCGTCACAGACTCTCTCAAATGCGGATGGACTGAAGATGAAATCCGTCAGTACGAAATAAAGAACACCTACTCGCTCAGCGAGAAATGTTTTTACAAGATACAGGTTTGTAAATGTCAATTAAAAAGCAATTAAGATGAAAGCACTGATTACTGTCATTTTTGTGATCTTAATGATCAGCGGCTGTGAGAAGCCGGCACCGGATGTATGCAAGACATGCGTAACAATTACGACTGTCTTCAATCCCTCAGACACGACGACCGTGATCTCCGATCCTTTTGTCCTCTGTGGAGAGAGGCTTCGGGTGATGGATAACCTTGTCACCAGGATTACCAGTGAAGACCATGCTGAGAATATCCTGGTAGAGGTAACGGTTTGCGATTATGTCAAATGAACACTATTAACTTAATCAATAACGAAAGATGAGCACAAAGAAAAGCACTGAGAAGTTTGACTTTCACAGTATCACTACTGTTGAGAAAGCATTTGAGAAATGCGGTTATGATCCCAAGGCGATGCCGGATCTGTCCGGTCTGCCTGAGCAGATCAGGAATGCGCTGCTGAGCGCCTACCTGCTGATGGTTGTATTCGAGGCTATAAATGATGGCTGGCAGCCCGACTCTACCGATCGCGACCAGGTAAGGTATTTCCCCTGGCCGGCTGTTTCGCGTTCCGGTCTCGGGTTTTCGTATTCGTTTTGCGACTACGATTACGGCCATACGGATGCGCATGTCGGCTCCCGCCTTTGCACCGATTCATCGGCGAAGGCGCTCTTCATTCTGGATCAGTTCCAGGATCTCTGGAAGACATGGCTATTGGGCGTGAAAATAGACTAAGAGACTGAGGTTGTATGCTGCCAGAGCCGGATGTTTCGCGTTCCAGTCTCGGTTTTTCGAATTCGAATTACGACTACGATAACGACCATACGAATGCGCATGTCAGCTCCCACCTATGCGAAGAAACAGGCAGCATAGACCTTGCCACTTGGCAGAAGATCTAGCTTACCACAAAAGAGTACTGGTACCCGCCTTGGGGCGGAGACGGTGATCTTTCAAAGCAAAGGCTTTGGACTAGAAAAATACTTAAAGCCAAGACAAGAATTAATGATTCAGATTACAATTAATGTTTTTAACTTTGGGAAACTACGTCTAACTAAATCCTATTGTCATGAAAAAACTAACCATTCTGGCCTGTCTAATCCTGTTATTGACATCTTGTTCAAAAGAAGATCCGACTACGTATCAGATCATTAATGATTGTAAAGTTACAACTACCTCCACGGAGTACTTGAATGGATCCATTTATGAGGTGATCGTATTTCACTATTCCGGAGAGGATATTATAAAACAAGACAACATCGATGATGTCTCTTCGGGAGGTGGTAAATCGGCACTTATAGAAGCCCCGACCGGCAGTGAGAAAGTGAAGGTCTCATTTCAACTCCTTCCCCCGGAATCACCTTTTTATAACCTTTCTGCTAACGACAGAATGTATGTTGTCGCATTTACTGTTTTAGAGAAGGGTATAAATAATGTCATAAGAATAAACGATAACACCATGGTTGACGATGGTCTAGGCTTGGCTGGCGGCACAGAGTTAAGTAGCGTTAGTACGCGTTTTATTGCCAGCTGGTAGGAACTGCTTATTCGTTGGTAAATCAAGTGCAGCTGTAGAAATACGGTTGCACTTTTTTTATGTTATTATGGGAGTTTCAAACAGTCGTATGTCTATAACTATATTATCATCAAATTCTTTGATAGCTAACTTTGTCTTGAATAAAAAAACTGCAGACAATGTTTGTTATGGTTCTATCAAGAGATGCAAATGGTAATGTGTTACCATTAGTCCCGCTGAATGATTCTCATGATGTCAATGGCTCCAGCGCCTCTGCTCAGAGTAACGCTATCCAGGGTAATTGTGTAAGGATTCAAAGCCTGGGCAGCGTGATCCGATTCCGCATTGGAGATAATCCCACGGCTATAGCCACGGATCCGGCAATCGGTCCTGGCGCTGAATACTGGGCTCCTATTACTCCCGGCCAGAAGGTTGCTATAATTGGCGGCCAGGCAAACATAACCACGCCTGGCGTGTAACCTGACTGCTATGTGGAATAGAGGATCACTAGGCAGAATTGGAATGAGTCGGGGGTCGGGCCTTGACCTGTCGGAGACATCGTCGCTCTGGTACGGCTTCTCGATTGTAGAAGCCAACAGCTCTCCGGACGTCACCAGGGAGGGACAGATGTTATGGCATCGGGCGGATCAGAGTCCTATTCAATCTGCCATCAAAGGCGGCTGCCAGAATGATGACGGTACCTGGAATTACTTTTTCCTTCCCACGGACTGGAGCAAGAAAGCAGACGGCACTGCCAGTAACCGTGACGGGAGCGACGGGCAGGTGATGAACTACTGGCCGGACTTTTATTTCAAGGTCGAGATGAATAACCCCTCTGCAGGGATACATCTGTTTAAGTTCTCGCCGTATCCGATATCAGGTTTTACGAAGGTCAACAGTCACTCATTGTCAGCCTACCAGGCAGCTCTTGACAGAACAAATCTTAAGCTGAGCTCTGTAGTAAACAGTACTGCTCAGTACCGTGGCGGCAATAACAACGCGGCCTGGGATGCTTTGGCAAACACACTTCTGGGCAAGCCGGCCACTAACATCAACCGGACAAATTTCCGCACCTACGCCCGTAACCGCGGGACGGGCTGGAACCAGTACGGTTACAATGATCATAAGTGGCTGTTCTGGCTCTTTGTGCTCACCTATGCTACGCGCCACAGCCAGAAGGCTGTTAATGCTACCCTGGACTCGAATGGGTTCCGCCAGGGAGGACTGGGCAACGGCGTATCAACAGCGAACAGTACCGAGTGGAATACGTTCTGTGGTTATAACCCATTCATTCCTTGTGGTGCGTCAGATTCCCTGGGCAACGGCAGTGGAGAAGTTAACTATACCGTCACTGATTTCGGCGGAGCTGGTATTAACCGGACATTCACGGTGCCCAGATTTCTTGGCCACGAGAATCCCTTTGGGCATATCTGGATGATCCTTGATGGTATCAACATTAATATCCAGGCGGCAGACTCCGGAGGAGAATCCCAGGTCTGGGTATCGGATAACCCGGCTGCCTGGAATGACAGCAACTACACTGGTTATACCAACCGTGGTCTTATGCATAGGGCCAGCGGCTACATGAATAAAGCACTCCTGGGAGCAGGCGCAGAATTCGTACCCTCCGAGGCAGGGATCTCAGGATCAGGTACAGGCACCTACTATTGCGACTACTTCTACACATCTATACCTGCATCTGGAACCAGTTTAAGGATGCTCTTTGTCGGCGGCTATGCGTATAATGGTGCGTATGACGGTTTCGCCTGCTCGAATTCGTATAGCACCCCGTCGTATGCGGATGTGTATATCGGGTCGCGGCTTCGCTTTGAATTGGGTGCGTAGCACCCCGGGGCTCGCGATTTTTGAGGTTGTTCTTTGATTCAAAATACAGGTTGTCTGTGCGCGGCTCATTGTCGGCGGCAATGCGAATAATGGTGCGAATGACGGTTTCGCCTACTCGAATTCGAATAACACCCCGTCGAATGCGAATGTGAATATCGGGTCGCAGCTATGCTTTCAGAAAAAACTGTTGTTCGCGCAGAGACCTTGCCTCATGGCAAAAGATAACATTTACAGAAAGGGTACCGGTACTTGCCTCCGGTGGAGAAGGTTCCCGACTATGGAAGCGAAAGAGAAATGAAGAGAGTTGGAAACTTATATGATCGGATCTGCTCTGTAGAGAACCTGGTTCTTGCAGATAAGAACGCCCGCAAGGGTAAAACGCAAAGCGTTGGAGTGCGCATACACGATGCCAGGCGAGAGGATAATATCCAGGATCTTCACCAGGCACTCGTAAATAAGACCTTCAAAACATCTCCTTATCACACCTTCATGATCCATGATCCGAAGGACCGCGAGATCTACCAGCTCCCATATTACCCGGACCGGATAGTACATCATGCTGTCATGAACGTACTGGAGCCAATATGGATGTCAGTTTTTACTACTGATACCTACTCATGTATAAAGGGCCGTGGCATCCACGCTGTGGTCCGCAAGCTAAAAGAAGAGCTGAAAGATCGTCAGGGCACGGCTTACTGTCTGAAGCTCGATATCAGGAAGTTTTATCCTACTATTGATCATGATATCCTCAAGGCTATTGTCAGGCGCAAGATCAAAGATCCTGATGTGCTGTGGCTCCTGGACTCGGTTATTGACAGCGCCCCCGGAGTGCCGATCGGCAATTACCTGAGTCAGTACTTTGCCAATCTGTACCTGGCGTACTTCGATCACTGGATCAAAGAAGACCGCAAGGTAAAGTACTATTATCGGTATGCTGATGATATTGTTATCATGGGTGAGACCAAGGCGGAGCTCCATCAGCTCCTGGGAGAGATCCGGAATTATCTTACACAAAACCTTAAGCTGGAATTAAAGAGCAATTACCAGGTATTTCCTGTTGATGCACGTGGGGTTGATTTCGTAGGATATCGCTTCTTTCATACTCACGTTCTCCTGCGCAAGTCTATTAAGAAGAGCTTCGCGCGCGCGATCAAGCGCTCAGGCACCTCCAGGGTGCAAGCTCACGCTGCCTACTGGGGCTGGGCTAAACATTGCAACAGCCGTAATCTCATTAAAAAGCTATCGGCATGACAACATTCAAGGATCTCAATATTAATACCCATCCGGATCTGATGATGGGCGAGAAGGTGAAAATCTCAAAGGTACTGAATCGGGATATTCAAATCACGAATTACCGGATCGTAGAGAGCAAGTATCCGAAGAACAAAAGCGGCAAGTGCCTTCACCTGCAGTTCAAGATTGGTGATGAGCTGAAGATACTTTTCACGGGCAGTGACGTGCTGATCCACACCATTGAGCAGGTGAAGCTCGAAGATCTGCCAATCTTCTGTCAGATCATCCAGGAGGGCGAACATTACGAATTCAAATAAAGAAGCAGATGAATATTCATAGCAATGTACCATTCCCCAGGGAAGCGATCAGGTGGAAAGACGGCCAGTGGGCTCTTTTCGTCAATCACCAGGATAACGGTGTGCAGCCGGAAGAGACTGCCGGATCGAGATATACGGCTGACTTCACAATAACAAAGGAACTATCAGCGGTAGCTGCTATTGAGGCATTCACCAGGCAGCTGCAGGACCCTCAGCTTGATCAGGCTGTCATCGATAATGCCGAGGTAACAGGAGTGCCGGCCATAGATGTGACAGCAGAATACACAACCAAGGCCCCTGTATCGATATTTCCTCCTCTGCCAGCATCAGGATCTCTCAAGAAAGGCGAGATCTACAGTTATGGCGGCGGCGCTGTCATGGTTGTACAGGATCACCAGCGGACAATATACACACCTAAGGAGACCCCGGCATTGTTCTCGTTTTACAGGGAGGATCCCGAGGGAGCAGCTTGGATCCCGGGCGAAGATGTTGCTCTGAATGCTACCCGCACATTTGGAGGCAAGACATGGAAGTGCATCCAGGCTCATAAGACCCTCGAGGGCTGGGAACCGGATAAAACTCCAGCTCTCTGGCAGGAAGTGGTACAGCAGGGTACCGAAATCCCGGTATGGATACAGCCCACCGGTGGTCATGATGCCTATAACATAGGTGCAAAGGTTCATTATCCGACAATAACGGATCCGGTATATGAGAGCTTAATCAATGGTAATGTATGGTCACCGGTGGCATATCCTGCCGGCTGGCGTCAACTTTAAAACGTGAGTCATGAGTGATGTAGTAAAGCATTTTCTTGCAGGAGCAGTGATCTCCTCGGTGGTGACAGTAGTTGTATTGTTAATCCTGGGTACTGATAAGACAGCCTCTGACTGGGCGCTGGGATTAGCGTTTGCCTCAGCCCTTCTTGCTGGTGTAGGTAAAGAATGGTGGGACAAGAATCATGGAGGCTTTGTCGAGGCCGCAGACGTGACGGCCACATGGATGGGGGCTGTAGTCCCAATGGTAATATGGGGGATAATTCAGAATTATGTTTGACTATGGCGAAGATTTCCAAGATAAAAACCTTTGTCAATAAGATCAGCGACTGGGCTGGGTATATAGTAGCGATATCTGCTGCAGTGCCTATTGTGCTTGGTATATATAACAGGCTCGATCGGGTGTTTGAAGCTTTCAATAATAACGCTGACTCACTTCGAGTGATCAGGGCAGAGCAGATTGAAATGAAAGCTGATCTCGAGGCATTTGAGAGTACCGTGTTGGATAGCATTGCCATAATATCTGACAAGCTCAGGGAAGTACATGGCAACGTGTCAGCAGTTGAGAGATCTTACACCAAGTACATAAGAAATACCTTATCACCCCAGGAGTTTTTTGATTACATGGAGGGCATCACCTGGGAGCCAAAAAAAAAAGAGCTGACAGCATCCCTCCCGCAAAAACAGACTCAGTGAAATATAAAATTGTAGTTCGTAAAATTGAAAAGTGACCCTCCATGTTTGACATTGTTGCCTCTGCCCTGACTGTTGTAGTAATTGGATTCCTGTTTTATCTCTCATCATGCTATGTGCGCGAAAAGATGCGGCTTCTAAATGGTCATAAGCCAATCACCTTCTCAGACGAAGCACGCTATAATAAAAAGCTTGATCAGATAATGTTTGATATCTCTCAAACACTCCACGCTTCAAATGTATTCCTCGCCAGGCTACATAATAATGGCCACTGGAATAACGGTCGAAGCATGAAGAAATTCACAGTTATCCTGGAGAAGATTACTCCGATGGCCGCATCAATTCAACAGGACTATAAAGACGTCCTGTGTTCAAGGTATCCGGAGGCAATGGACTTTCTGTTTTATCATGGACTATACCTGCAGGCAGACCTGAGCCTGTGCCAGGATAAAAATCTGAAGAGGGATTTACAAACAAAACACGAATACAACTCAGTTTATATGTTCCTCATTCGCCAGGCTAACGGAGAGAAGACCGAGGAAGCGTTTATAGGCATACTTTACAGGGATCCCGTTGTGCTTGACCGTGAAAAGATGGATTATGTTAAATCCCTCCGGTTTGATATCCTGGGATTACTTAATATGACCAAGAAGATATGATTGCTTCTGCACTTAGAGACAGCAAGCTGTTCGAAAGTCATGCCGGCATTTCTCTGTTAACCACTGCACAATCTTTATTTTTGAGGTCATGAGCGCTTTGCGAGAATACTGCAATACTGAGGTCCGGAATAAGAAAAAAGGAAGGTCTGAGAAACGACTATACAGTCGGGATCTAAAAATAGTTGCAAGGTTTTACTACCATGCAAAAATCCGTGAGATGAATTTTGCAAAAGTCATAGACGCTCTTTCCAATGAGTTTGACCTGGATGAATCGGTTATAAATTTCCGACTGCGTTTCAGGCAGAATGAACTTGACGCTATTTTTGAGGAGTCACCCCAGCCTCACGTCCTGCAGATTCGCTATCCCTACTACGCCTGGTGAGCCGACAGATCATCGAAAGTGGTCTCAAATACCATCTCAATAATCTTGATGCCTGCATATCTGTTATCAGGCGACTGAGATCTCCTGGAGAACGAAGAGAACCCGGATGTATAGTAACCTTGCAGGGCAGCATATACCTTATCTACATCGGCAAAGATCTCTAGAGCAGCCGTCCTTCGTGCGGTTGATGCTCTGCTGTCTGTGGGCAGGGGGCACTCAAATGCCAGGCGGATCTTAACAAACGCCGACACTTGCTGAGTATCTTCACTCAGATCTTCACATCTGGGAAATGATATATCCACCAGGGCAACCGGAAAAACAACACCAGGTCGGATATCCATTGCCAGGACATCAAGCTGTCCCATATCAAAATCAATCATTTTAAGCTCAGGAACCTGGGCGGTTAGCCTGGCTACAATTGTTTCATACAGTTCTTTCATATCTATATTTATATAGCATTAAACGCTCCTTTAATCGCATTTAAAATAGTATCCTTCAGTCCCTGGCTAATTCCCATGAATCTTCTCATTGGCATAGGAATATTGTGAGGCTTGATAATAGGCAGATAAGTGCCATTCTTTGTTGCCCACTCAGTCGCCTTCTTTTTGCTGACAAACACTGCCTTCCCGTCATTCTTTTTATCCAGGAAGTACGGAGTGCCACCAGGGTGAGCAATAATTCCTCCCTCATTGTGTATCCTGGCATAAGGGACCTTATCGGATCCGGCTGATATGACAACCTTCTCCGAGGTTACTGACTTTGGTTTAATAGAGTTTACCAAGGCACCCGATCTTACCATAAGAGATCCGCGACTGACGGCCTTCTTTGTCTGAGGCCAGGCTTGACCATCCCATTCTTTGGTAGTAAATCGTTCTTTAAAGAAAGCAGTAGCCTTCTCCGCAACTATATTCGGAAGAGATCTCTCCAAAAATTCATTGGAGAGCTTGTCAAAAAAGTCATCTATTTCTTTAAAGGAGCCCATTTTAGTTATTACATTTGTACAGGACTGAATTGTGTGGGCGTAATACCGAGTCAGCACCTCGCAGGCGATGGGGGCAAGGTAGGCTGTCCAGGGCAGCGCACAGTAAGGCCAACCTGCATACCGGACGGGTAATTACCTGTCCGGTTTCTTTATGAGTAATCCGTGACGGTGCATTTGCCATAACTTGTTAAGATCTATTTTCTTGTTCGAGGGCTGTGTCGTTTGCATCTCATACCAGGTCTTCAACGCCAGTTTATTATTCTCTACCCTGCAGTTAGCAATGATGACTTTATCCCGGTAATACTTTACCAGGACATAATTATCATATAACCTGGAATGATAGTTGTTGAGAAAAACTTCATCCGGATCCAGCAGCGCCTCCTTTAATCCATCCCAAAGGGCAATCCTGTTACTGGATTTTGTGGTGTGATGTGAAAATGTTTTCTTGGATAGTTCGAGCGATCTGCCGTCGTAATTTTTGAGCCTTATGATTCCTTCGCTGCTTTCAGCATTCCATATCGCTTCTGCACTATTCTCAGTCACCGGCATGGTTGTCTTGGCAGCAGCTTTTAATTTTGGTACCGTGCTGCAGCCCCACTTCTCTGCAGTAAGTTTATCGAGATATGACGCTGCCCGGTTCGGGAATTTCCGAATGTACATCTGATTAGCCTGGAACACCTCCGCCGTTAATGCGCGATTAACTCCCCAGCCCTGGGCTTTCGCGCTCTTCCACTCATCGGTTTCGAAGTATTCATCTACCTTTTTCCGCTCCAGCTTTAAATCTATGCCGGCTGCCTCGTGTTTCATGAGTGGTTTTACCCGGCATCGGCAGTTCCATCCATTGGGTGGGTAGATTTTCTCCCACAATTTATCAGTACAGGCCAGGACAAGGTTATGCAGCTTACGATGCTCCAGCCTGACCTTTGCATCATTTATAGTGATGTATTGCCAGTATGGGAATATATCTTGCTGAGCGAGTAGCCTGTAATATGCGGCAGAACTCTCTGCAGTAAGATATGCGGTGTTATACTCGGTCTGCAGCCATGTCTCATTAAACTCTCCGGAGATGTCCCTTGCTTTCGTTAAGAAGTCATACCACCCTTTTGAACCTCTGAATGCCTCATTGAGTTTCTGTACCTCAGCCAGGGTTTTCGCAGCGGAGAACCTGAAAAGATTCATCTCCATTGCCGTTTTAAAAGCATCAGGAGTGTATCCATACTCAATGCCGATATCGGCAAAGTTCTGCTCTGAAAAGCCCGCATGAATTGCCTTTAGAAGCTGATCGGAGGTATAATAGAACAGATCAGGATCAAAGTAGTCCTCACCGGTTGCAACTCTCTTTGCAAGACCCTCGATGTTAAATCCAGGGAGATCTACAAGATCATAATGTATGTGGTGATCTCCATCCTCTAGAGCTGACGCCCCCTCCCTGGGGGCTGATACGAAAAAACTTTCCAGCCCTTCCTTTAGTTTTGTCCAAAACGATTGCTCATCATCGGACATTTTTTTATCCTGGACCTTTTTTCCTGCAGGCACATCATCCGGTTTCGTAGTGGAAGCCTTTTTTTGTACTCCCTCCGGACGCGGAATGCCGTAGGTATCATAAAGGAAGTCATCATCGATTTCGAGTTTAAGATCATTCTTAAATTTGGTATGAATCTCCATCATGTCCATCATGGAAAGAGATTCACCAGCTTCAATAAATGTAAACCAGCCACCATTTACCGGATAACCTCTTTTCTCAAGCCTGGGCAAGAGCTCAGTGTTAAGGATCCTCTGTACGAAGCGGCGGTCTGCCTTATTTATTGACTCCTCAACCTCCTTATGTGTTTCACTCTGGCTCTTTGATGACCCGTTGATTGTTGTCATCGTTTGACCAAGAATAGAGATCAGGATCTCTTCGTTGCAAGCCTTTCTCAGCAGGTCGTATAAAACACCATTGCCTGATGTTTTACTTTCTACCAGCTCAATATCTGTCTCCTTGGGATGTACTATCCAGGACTTTCCCCCAGAGAGCTCGAGGGCCTCTTCCAGGAGTTCCCTGCTTTTATCATCCTGGGCGCTGTAAGAACCTTTCTTGAATGGCATACCAAACAATTCCGCAAACTCCGCCCAGTCTCCGAAGTCTCCACGCTTATATATCACATAGGGAGCAGCCCGGAGGATCTGACCAAATTCCTTGTCTTTTCCTGCCTCAAGGAAGAAATCGTCACCCCGGTATGGTATCCCGACTTCATCGCCTGGATTGATAACGATAAGACCTTTCTGCACATAAATGTGCTGGCGAGGGATATTGTAAACTTGGAGGCGCCCGCTGGAGAAGTCAAGCTCTATGACCGACTTCCCCCAAAACCTTGCATTCAGAATCTCGGTCAGTAATTCCTCAAAGACCGGGCTATCGATCAGATCTTCCATTTCAGGTAATGGCTTTTCATCTTTCATGAACCGGAGCTCTGCATTGGTAATCGCATTTATCCTCTTTTCAATTGATGTTGAAAGTACCGGATCGAGAAGGATGTCTTCATAAAGGTCATACAGCTTCTGCCTCCTGTCATTGTCGGCTGCCTTCAGTGCTGTACGCCACTGCCCCACATCGAGGGCGCTACGGTTTAGCTTCCGCACCACAAGGGTATTTATTACAAGTCCCTTGTTATCTTTCTTGTCTTTACGAGCTATAGTTGCCATTGTCTAAAAGTGTTGTTCACGTTTCGGATTGCTGCCATATATTACTTTGCCTAATGCCACCGCCGATGCCGGGAGATCAGGAACCACGTCACCCTTTTGTACTGCCTTTAGCCAGGCGATAGCGCGGTCATATCGTTTTTCTCTCAGCTCCAGGTCCGCCTGGTAATTACTCAGCGCCATCAGGTGCCAAACGGCCATATCTTTTACAAAGGTTAGGAGTAAGGCATGACGATCAGAACCGGTAGCAGCAAACAAAGTTGCTACATCGAAAGCAGTGAGATATCCCTTTGCTTCTGAAATAGCACCGTCGATGGCCGATGTCACCAGTGTATCATCAGATCCCGTTATGACATCAATCGAGTCGATGTTCATGTGAGTTTTAAGCTCTTCTTTTGTTGTAAACATGATTAGTATCGTTTTGAAGATTTCCTCTTGGTTCCTATCACTATCTTGCCCAGGGCTGCCATTTTATTATTAATGATCCAGACAGCGCCCTCCACAGCATCAGGACCGTCAACATGGGCTGACAGCTGTGGGTCAACGGCCTTGAATTGCTCCTCGAGTCGCTGCATATGAGGGTTCGACTTCTCCGCAATGTTTAATATCAGGCGACCCTGACGGTTGAGAGGCTCGAGATTACCCTCTATCCTGGCGAACTTGTCTGGCTTTTTCCGCTCATCAGGAGAGACATGTATGTAATGCTGCCTTGCCGCACCCTCTGATGCGAAGAGCGGCGCAATCACCTGTTCATAGAAGGGATCCTGCAGAGAGTTATTTTCGATATAATTGTACATCTGGCTGCGACCATGGACATATTCCTCGAGATCATAATACCAGGTAACAAAGCGGCTGTTCTTTACCTGCTCCAGGTAGCAGGAAATAATATAGAATTTGCCATCAAGCTCTCCCACCAAAGGCATAGCCTTGTAGCAGTTATCCTTATTTTCCTTATTCGACGGTGCCGGATCACCGTAAACCACCAGAAACCTGAATTTATGTAAGGCGGGAACCTCTCCCCAGGATATCTCCTTGAAGACAGATCCATTGCGGACCGGGTTATTGAAGTATTCCTGTTGGGCAGCAACATAGCTGATTTTGGAGAGCATGTAATCAATATCCTCTTCGCTATTTCGTTCAGGCCACGCACTCTTGCCATTCTTATCGCGGATATTGATAACATCACTATGGTCTGCCTTTTCAATTGCCCTGGTGATGCAGCAATCCTTTGCAATAATGTTACCCAGGAATAGAATGATATAGTTTTTCGAGAGAGAAACGGTTGGCATTACTGCCTTTTCTATCCAATCCCATTTTTGAGATATACGCTTAGCGCTGCGCGTTTCTTCGTCAGTGTCGATATCATCAAAGAGTATAAAGTCTGGGCGGACCTCTTCATTTCGGGTACCACGGGGAGATTGACCGGCGCCCAGCGCCCGGAAGGATACTCCGGATCTTGTTACGAATTCGCCTGCGACCCAGCTGCCCAGGTTCTCCTGGATGCCATAATCGTTAATGATCCTGGAGTTGCTCTCCAGGTTTATCATGAACGGACGCAATAGGCGTTCAGCATTCTCCCAGGTGCTGGAGATTAACAGTACGTTCTTAACCTTTCCGGTTAAAGCCAGGTTAAGGATCTCCATCATTGCCCTGGTCGACTTTGATAGTTCACGCGCCCAGGCACGCACCTCATACCAGTGTTTCAGCTTCGTATTTAGAAGCCTTTTAGTAGCTTTTTTATGAAAGTCTGCCGGCTTGCTGTTATAGTAGTTTGGGAAGTAATACTGAAACCAGGCTTCATAATTACTTTCAAGCTTCGCAATTCTTCGCTGTTTATCGAGCTCTGATTCCGTTGTATCAACGGTCGTTGCTTTTACCAGGTTTGCCCGGAATTCTTCCCAGTCTTTAAACGCCTGTCTGTCGATTGCCCGGACCATCTTACTTCTTAAGTTGATCTTTCAAGAATGCATCCATAAATACAGCAAATTCCTTTGCCTTCTCAAGGTCTACTGGACGCAGCCAGTTCAGAAATCTTTTTGAAACCTCGACTATATCTGCTATTGAAGCTTCTGATTCAAGATTCTTTGCCGCTGCAGTGAGCTTGACAATGACGTCGGCATCTTTGGATCCGGCATACCTGGATCCGACCTCCTTCTTTTTGATCGCAAGGGTAATTTCTTCCAGCTGCTCATATATCCTGTGAAGTTGCTCTTCTTTGGTTATGATGAGCGACTGACGCATCCGTCGCCATTCTCCTTCATTGGCATTAACCCACTTTGAAATAGTCTGCTCCGACACCCCAACCCGCTCAGCAATTTCCTTTTGTGCTAAGCCTTCTCTGGTGAAGAGAAGTTTTGCAAGCTCCTTTTTCTGATCAGCCTTCATAATCTCAATGATTTAGGGCAAAACTAAGGCTTATTATACGGGGAAAAGAGCCGCATACTTATAATAAGGCAATGAGGTTACTATGATAAATGTCTGATTTGCAAAGGCTATTAATGCTTCGTTGATTTGTTGCTGCTATTGTGAAATTTAACGAAGCTCAAATGCCCAAAACATTTGTTCTCACTGACGAATCACTGAATAACTACGGCTTCTGGCTGCCAACATCAGGGGCAGTACTGGATCAGTTCAAAAAGAATCCTATCATGTTGTGGATGCACAACCGCGCATGGAGGGGAACTAAGGACGAGATCCTTCCTATTGGCTACTGGGATAACGTGCGGATCGAAGGGGGCAAGATATTGGCTGATGCTGTCTTCGACGACAATGATGATTTTGCCGCAAGTATTGGCGATAAGGTCGAGAACAATGTTCTCAGGATGGCGTCCTGCGGCATCAAGGTCGTGGAGACATCTACTGATCCTAAGTGGCTCAAGCCAGGGCAGACCTGCGAGACTCCTACAAAGTGGGTACTCAGGGAGGCATCCATAGTTGACATTGGTTCCAACGACAATGCTCTCAGTCTTGCGTTCTACGATGATAATGATGAGTTGATCAATCTCGCGGATGCAGCCAAGATGCCGTTAAAGAAATTGCTTAATGATGACACTAACACAAATTCAATACACATGAAAAAAATCGCAAAGCTCCTGGGTCTTGCTGAGGACTCAAATGAGGACCAGCTTGTCCAGACCATACAGCAGCTCAACGACAAGGTCAGTGCTGCCGAGAATGCAAAGACAGCTGCAGAAACACAGCTGGCCGATTATCAGAGGAGGGAGTCTGACGCCAGGAAGGCAGAAGCCAAGCAGCTGCTTGATTCAGCGATTGCCGATGGCAGACTGAATGCAGAGATGCGCCCCTCATGGGAATCTCTCTTTGACAAGGATCACGAATCTACCAAACTGGCCCTGACGGCAATACCCAAGCGCGCAAGTGTAAAGGAAGCACTGGCCGGATCTGATCCCAAGAATGTCTCCGAAAGGGAAAGACTTGCTAAGCTTTCCTGGGATGAACTCGATAAGCAGGGAGATCTCAGGACTCTCAAGGAGAAGTATGAAGATCTCTATGAGGAGAAATTCGAGCAGAAGTTCAACAAAAAACCTGACAAGAAGTAATCAACAGCGCTATGTACACAAACAAGAATTCCGCAGGACAATTCCAGTCCTTCAACTTCGTAGCTCCTGATGGAGTTTCGAGTGAAAAGAATGAGGTTCTGTTTCCTTTTCATGAGAAGCAGACTCCCGATTATGCAGCCACCCTTGCAGTTACGGTTAAGCACATGGATACATTTGTCCAGCCTGAAGAACTGACCGGCGCTGTAACTCTTAACCTGACAATTGACAGCCAGGTTACCGCTGGTGCTAAGCTGCACCTGAAGCTCGATGCTGATGGAACCAACAGAACCGTTACCCTGGGTACCGGGTTTGATGCTTCCGCAGCGGATATCACAGTAACAGCAAATACCGTAGTATTCAAGTCTTTTGTTTACGACGGTACTGCATTCGTGCCTGTAAGCTAGTGCAAACTCAAAATCGCTATACCGTGAAAACATTCAAATTCATCTCATCCCTCGCAGTGGTGCTTCTTTTCAGCACCATCCTGTCATCAGTTATCGCTCCCAATCTTGATCTTCCAATGGGGGCAGTCTTCGGCACTCTCACTGCCTTATCTCTCATTCCAACTCCGAAAGGTGTTGCCTTCATGGCAATCCAGAAGGAGATCTGGCTGGGAGATATAGTCGGGAATCTCTTTAAGTCAAACCCGCATCTTGGCTATGCAATGAATGCCGATGAGTTTGTGCTTAACGGGAAGGTGGTTCATATACCTAATGCCGGGTCTAAACCTGGGGTACAAAAGAACCGAACAAAGCTTCCTGCTACCGTTATAAAGCGAAACGATGTTGATATTACATTCTCGCTCGATGAGTTTACCTCAGATCCGATGCGGATTGACAACGCCGAGAAATATGAGCTCTCCTATGATCTGAGAAACTCAATAATCGGAGAGCAGAAATCTGCGATTGCAGAACTGGTTGGAGACTGGTTCTTCAGGTACTGGGCACCGACTCTGGCAACAGCCATGCGCAGGACAACGGGCGCCAACGTGGCTACCCATTATGGTACCGGCACCCGGAAGCTTGTCACACTGGATGACATCAAGGCAATCCAGAAGATGATGAATAACTGGAACATTCCCCAGGAGGGCCGCGTTGCTGTACTGGATGCCGAGATGATGGACCAGTTTACTTCGACGCTGAATGCAACCACTTACCGCGATTTCTCCGCGGCATACGATGCTCAGCGCGGAGTCATCGGCAAGCTTTACGGCTTTGATTTCCTCGATCCCAGGTCAAGTGTACTGCGCTACAGCGCTGACACGACACCGGTTCCTTATGATCCGGACGATGCAGTTGCATCAACAGACTTTGCTGCCGGCCTCTTCTGGCAGAAGGATCTTGTTATCCGTGCAATGGGTCAGCATGAGCTCTTCGAGAGCACCGGCGATCCCACCGTCTATGGTGACATCTACTCAGCTCTGATGCGCGCAGGTGGCCGCATCAAGAGGAATGACGGGAAAGGTGTTATTGCTCTCGTCCAGGCTGTCGGCGCATAACAGATGAAGAGGAATCTGACCATACTAGCGGTTATCACAGTCTTTTTCATCCTGATCGGATGTAACAGACATGTGATACCCGTTACCGTGGTCACCACAGAGGACTCTACCACTACATCAGTCAGTAATACATACATTCGTGAAGATCTCCTGGGCAAACCCGACAGTGCTATCATCAGTGCCCTGCTGAAGTGCGATAGTCTTGGAAACATCTATATCCAGACTATCGCACAACTGCAAGGGGAGATAGTGGCCCAGTCGCTTCAGTTGTCCAATAACTCTGTTTCAGTAATAGCTTCAGCTCAGCATTGGGTAACAGCAGAAAGTCAGAATAGAGACAGCATCAGGATTGAAATCAGGGAGGTTCCCGTTCCATATCCTGTAGAGAAGATTACAAATAAGCTGACATCCTGGCAATCATTTCAGATATGGATCGGCAGAATTGTATTGATCTCAGGGCTTATTTATCTCCTGGTTGTCTTGCTTAAAAAGAGATTCACGATCATTAGCAAACTATTTAAACAGTAATACAATGGCAGAAACAAGGCTTATTGGTTTAACCAGCATAAAGATAGGTGCTATAGCAGGCGATGGAGGAATGGGCACGACCCTGGCTGCGCTTGGTGTTACCTACAAGGATACTGCTGAGATCACCCAGGATGATCCCGTCATCACTGAACATAACAGCGAGGAGAACGATGAACCGGAGGAGACTATCGCCACTAAAGGGAAGACCACGGTAAAGTGGAGTATCATTGACGCTACTCCGGCGACTCTTGTGAAGGTTCTGGGCGGCACAGTGACAGGAACGGCACCCGATGAAGTATGGAATGCTCCTGCGACAGCAACGGATATCGAACAGTCAATAGAGATTACGCCCAAGTCCGGTCCCGCTATCAACATCGTGCGGGCGAAGATCCAGGCGAAGATCAACTATAAGCTGGCGAGAACCGGCATATTCCTGGTTGACATTATCGCAACCGTACTTACGCCTACAAAGGCGGCTACACCACCGATAACAATCGGTTAGAGTAACCAAACATGAAAAGCCTCTCACCGAGGCTTTTTTTAAATCATTTTGTATGGACACTGAAAAACTTGCAGCTGAGGTATTACTTGATAAGGGCGTTGCCTGGAGGCTCCCCTCTCCATGGTTCCTGAGGATCTTCGGGAAATCAACTGTAAGGTTATCTATAAAACCTCTTCGGCTGGGAACTCTGCTTGAGTTATCCAGGCTTTATCTGGCTATGGGAATTACCGAGGAAAAGCTTTCTGGCGATGTGAACCAGTTGATCCGGTCAAATGTGACAATGGTAAGCCGGATAGCGGCCATATGTGTTCTCAATTCACGGCTCCGGATCCGGCTGTTCACAAATATCCTTGCCAGATTCTTACAAAACAGACTTACAGGTAATGCGATGCTGGAGCTCATGATGTTTGTGGTGACGCTTAGCGGGGCATCGGCTTTTTTGAGTACTATCAGATTGATCGGGGTGATGAAGATGACATCTCCGAGGAATCTGGGTCCGGAAGATCAGGGGAGTCAACAGTCCTAGGACTGCATAGCCTCTGGGGTACAATACTCAGTTTGCAGGAGAAGATTGGTTGTACTCATGATTACATTTTATGGGGAGAATCCTGGCTGAATATTCAGATGAAGATATCTGACAGTGCAAGGGTGGGTAAACGTAAAAAGCATATTGAGACTGAGGATGAGTTAAGAGAATTTTTGAAAATAAACAACTGATATGACCGATAAGCTTGGACCTATAGAAATTGAATTCCTGCTCGATAAGAAGGCAAATGAGGAAGCTAAAAGGCTGAAGGCATCTCTCGATGATATCGGTCCCTCCGGTAAGAAATCTGCAGAATCACTGAAAACTGCCGTGCAGGAACAGAAGAATGTCATTGCCGGCATCGAGAAGGATATTAAAAAGCTCGAGAGCATGTTGAAGACAATTGCTCCGGGAATGGCCAAGGTCGAATTATCCGGTGAATTAAAAGCTGCTAAAAAAGCCCTGGAAGAGGAGAAGGCGATACTTGCCGGCGTTGAACAGCAGGCTAAGGCAACCGAAGCCGCTCATGTTACTCTTCGCACCCAGCTTCGTCAAATGAAAGAAGAGCTAGTAGGGCTGGAAGCTGCTGGTAAGCGAGGTACTGCAGAATATGACGCATTACAGACGCGCTTCGCAGATCTTACTAATGCTATGGGTGACGCCCAGAAACAGGCAAACATTCTTGCAAATGATGAGCGAGGTATGCAAGGAGTTATCCAGGGTCTTACTGGTCTTACCGGAGCAGCTTCAGCTGCTCAGGGAGTCTTTGGGCTATTTGCCGGCGAAAATGAAAACCTGCATAAGATCATGTTAAAGGTTCAAAGCCTTATGGCAATCACAATTGGTCTTCAACAGGTTCAGCAGACACTTAATAAAGACTCTGCATTTTCCATCGTAGTACTAACAAAAGCAAAGACCGGTCTTGCAGTAGCAGAGACCAGGCTTGCAGCTGCCTTCGGGATCTCGACTGTTGCAGCCAGGGCTTTAATGGCTACTCTCACGCTCGGTCTATCAGTTGCGATTGGTGTTGCCATTGCTGCTATAACCAGGCTTGTAAATAAATCTCAGGAGGCAAAGAAGGCCACATCTGAGTTCAATGAGGCTACAGCAGAAGCGGCATATGCCTCTATCGCTTCCTTCGAAAGAATGCGCCAGGAGTGGAATCGCCTGGGCAATGACATGAAGGCAAAAAATAAATATATCAAGGAAAATGAGGATGCGTTTAAGGATCTTGGGATACAGATAACCGGGGTCGCAGATGCGGAGAGTGTATTTGTTGCAAATAAAGATAAGTTCCTGCAGGCTCTTTTGGATAGGGCCCAGGCAGTTGCGGGCTATGAGCTCGCCACCGATACATTTAAGCAGTACCTGGAGAAGCGACTGGAGACTGAGACTCTGCCGGCCAAGGAAAGGAAGTGGGTTCCATCAGGGACTCCCGGAGAATCCGGAAGTTATGTCGAAGAGTATAGCAATAAGTGGTTGAAGGCTCAGGGAGAGATGGATGATCTCTATAAGAAAGCCCAGGGATTTATCACTAATTCAATTGAGGCTGGTGAGCGCTCGCGCAAGATTATAGAAGATCTCGGCCTTTCGACAACTAAAAATCTTGAGAAGATTGCTCTTCTTGAGGAGAAGATATCTGAGCAGGAGAAACTCCTACTGGAATCAGTGGAGGCAGGAAAGGAATCAGAGGCGAAGGTTATCGCTGATCGGATCTTTCAACTTAAGGAGGAGCTCAGGCTGCGCAACTTACTTTTAGATGCAATATATGCCCAGAAGAGAGCGAATGAGTTAATAACAAATACCCAGGCGGGAGCATGGCAGCCAGCTGCTGCTCCTGCAGGATCCATAGGTGCACCTTCTACCGGCGGTAAAGCTGCCGGTGCCAGGTACTGGCAGACGCCTGTCTTTGATCTTGAAACCGCTAAGAAGACTCTCTCTGTGATGGACGCTCAGGCAGCAATCGCACGAAACGCAGAGGCTTATGCCAAGAAGAAAAAAAAGCAAGATGATGACTCAAATAAAATAACAGAAGAGGAGCTGAAAGTCCGAGTCGAGATTCTTAATGCCGTTGGTGAAACGGTTGCGATGCTCGAGAGCGCTGGATTTCTCTCGAAAGAGTTCGCTTCAGATATGCAGAGCATGATAAGCTTTGCGGGTGGTATAATTGAGGGGGCGGCATCAGGGAACTATATAGGAGCTATTCTCAGCGGAGTTAGTATGTTCATTGATCAGATTGCCCGGTTCTTTGATCAGACAAATGCTTATGAGGACCGGATCCGGGAAATGAATGCTCTCCTGGACAGACAGCGCAGATTGATTGAGCTATCACAGCGCAAAGGTGGAGAAAAGGATGCATTAGCTCAGGATATTGACCTACGTAAAAAAGACTTGGAGCTGCTCAAGGAACAACTTGCCCAGGAGGAGAAGGATCTTGACTCACACTGGAAGAATCGCTTCGGTAAACTCGATGAGCGTTTAGCCAGGATGGAAGACATAAGAAACCAAATTAACGAGGCAGGGATCGCACTCGAAGATGCTGAGCAGGCTTATACAGATTTCCTTGCCGGCGGTATTACCGAGACCACGCTTGCGGATACTATCATAGATGGCCTAAGGCAAGGAAGAATTGGCGTAGCTGACTTTGCTGCATACATGAATGATATGCTTACAGAGGCAGTCCTCCAATCCTTCAGTGCCGCGATCCTTGGTCCCGCTATAACAGAGCTGCAGGAGATGGTTGCTGAAGCTTTAATCGACGGCATACTAACCGAAGAGGAGGCTAAGAGGATCAATCAGCGTGCATCTGAAATAGCCAGGGAAAATGAAGAGAAATTCAAATTAGCCACGCAAGGATTAAATACTGAGACAGCTGATACATCATTGACAGGAGCAATCAAAGGAATAACCGAGGAAACCGCGTCAGTATTAGCCGGGCAGATGAACGCTATCAGGATCTCCCAGGCTACTGCAAATAATGTTCTCCTCGATTCACTTAGAAATCTTGTCCTGATAGAGAGCAATACAAGGTACTGTCGTCATCTCGAGAGTATTGACAGCAAATTAGATGTGCTTAAAAATAATGACCTCAGAGCGCTGGGATTAAATGGATAATTATGGCAGTAGAATATTACATCAACGATTATTTATTCACAACAGGCGGCGTGTATGTCAGCGAATCCAAGGGATTGATTGACGGCCTGAAGTTAAAGGATCCTCGGCGCTTTACCTGGCCGGATCATCATGGTGAAGTTGTCGATCTTGCCGCTCCGAGATATGAGTCAAGAGAGATCACGCTTAACTGCTTTTTAAAAGCCAGTAATATGGCCGATTTCCAGGCAAAGATATTAGCATTCCTGGCTCGTTTCATGTTGCCTGGACTACAAAGACTCAAGGTAGTGGTTGACCCCGCCAAGCCCCTGCTCTATCTAATTTATCTACCAGCGGGAACCGATGTTGATAAGCGGTGGTATCCCTCTAAGATGGTTGGCACGTTCAATCTAAAGCTCAAAGAGCCTGAACCTGTTAAAAGAGTATACGCATATACAGCTGCAGCAGGTTTGTTGACTTTAAATTTTGCAGTTACCACGACTGAGCCCGTAAATATCTATTGGGGAGATGGATCTGTCACATATGATGTAACGACATCTTCCGGGACAGTCTCTCACGAGTATGCTTCAGCCGGATCTTACCACATTATAATAACTGGCATCATAGAGAATATTACTGGAGTTACAACAACAGCAACCCTTCTATGGAGCAAATTATAATAACACCGGCGGTCGGATCTTCATGGTCTCTTCTTACCAGGGCTGAGGTATCGACCCTGAGGTCTTGCATTCAAAAGAGATCTCTGTTGGGGCAGGACACCCTTGAGATGATTGTCGAGAGCGCTTCTCCACTCCCGTTTAAAATACGAGATACGATAACCATTTTCGGTAGCAGCTACTACTTAAACGCTCTGCCGAAGGTCTCCAAGTCAGGATCCAGACTATATGAATATGCTATGACCTGGGAGGGGAGGCAATACGATTTGCTTCATGCAAAATACTTGGATGAGGGAGACGATGGTGTTAGCATATCCGCCAGATTCAGCCTGACAGGTGACATTGAGCTGTTTTTAAATGTCCTGGTCAATAATCTTGACCGCGTCTATGGCGCCGGCAAGTGGATACTTGGATCATATCCTACGACAAAATATCTTACCCTCACTTTTGATGAAGAAAACTGTCTGGCAGTACTTCAGAAGTTATGTGGCCAGGAGAATTTTAACCTGGAGTTTGAGATAGTTGAGAACACTCCCGGAGTCTGTATAATAAATATCGATGATGCCATTGGATCCACACATGTCCAGACTTACAGATATGGGAAGGGGCGCGGACTCTACAGCCTTACCAGGCAAACGGTTTCAAATAAAAATCTGATCACAAGACTCTATGCCTTTGGATCAGATATCAACCTGCCATCAAATTACCGGGGTTTCTCACAAAGCCTTAAGCTGCCCGGGAACGTCAAATCGTTTATTGAAGATGATGCAGCCATAGCTCAGTTCGGACTTATTGAGGGCTCAAAGACATTCAGCGATATCTATCCGCACCGGACCGGTATTGTCACTAGCCTGGGAACTACTATTCAGCGGTTCATAGATAGTGGAATGGACTTTGATATTAATGCAGTTGATGGAGAGGGGAACACCCTTTATTTGATCAACGGCACTGCACCCAAAATTCATTTTAATACGGGGAATCTCGCCGGTTATGACTTTGAGATCTCATTTTACGACCACAGCACAAAAACATTTGCGCTCAAGGCATTTAAAGATGAGAGAGGCATGGTATTTCCCAACGAGAGCGCTGCTTTTCAATTCCAGGTAGGCGATGAGTATGTCATTTTTGACATCATTATGCCATTAACGTACATCACAGAAGCAGAGAATGAGCTGCTGATTGAGGCAACTAAATACCTTGATGAGAATTCCCAACCAAGAGTGCAGTATGCGCTTACATTTGATGAATTCTACCTGGAGAAAACATTTGGCGGAGGAGCATCAGTACCTAATATATTCTCAGTGGGAGACTATATCACTATCCAGGATACTGAGATTGGCGTTAACAAGGCTATCAGGATCCATACATTTACAAGGGATTTATTAAGACCCTACAACTATAACCTGGAGCTCACAGATATCAAGGAGATAACATTATTTCAGCAGGTTCTCAGCGATGTAATGGAGACATCGAAGATCATTGCATATAATAAGCTCAATGATGTATCCAGGGCTAAACGTAACTGGAGAGCTACGCAAGAGCTGTTGGATATGGTATTCGATCCTGATGGATACTTCGATGGCACCAAGATTAAGCCGGAGAGTATTGAAACCATGATGCTCAGCGTTGGCACCAGGAGTCAACAGCTTTCAATCAGTTGCATCTTCGAACCAAATTATGGTGGAGATCCAGCAGAGGTAAACGTAACTGCGGGCACATTGTCCCATTATGGACTTGGAGACGATATCTTGAATTGGAATATTTCTGCAAGCCAGCCTACATTGATCAATACCGGAGCTTATTACATCTATGCCAAGTGCAGCAAATCAGATAACTCTGGAAATATCCTGTTTTCTCAGACTCAATTCAAGGTAGACGACGATCCGGATTATTATCACTTTCTCCTGGGAGTACTTCACTCTGTTGAAGACAATGTCCGCTGGATCTCGATGACATATGGTGCTACAGCTATCAATGGCAGATATATCAGAACCGGAAGGATAATATCACAGGACGGGTTAAACTATTTTGACCTGGATCAGAATAAAATCCTGATGGGTGATGCTTCAAGTTCTCTAGACTGGGGCGTCACTGCAGCTGGTCAACTTACCCTGAAGGGCGCATTAGTACAAAGTTCTGCCGGTACCACAGCTCCTCTTCCATGTTTCCGTGGTGCTTACAATGCTTCCTATACATATTATAAAGGCGATACAGCCACTTCTGGCGGATCGACATGGCAATACATCAATAACACTCCCGCATCGGGTCAAACGCCTGCAGAAGGGGCTTATTGGACGTTATTTGCGGCAGCCGGGGTAGATGGAGAGCAGGGCCCCGCAGGACCTGCCGGCCCACAGGGTCCTCAGGGACTCCCAGGCGTTGATGGATCTGATGGTGTTGATGGATCTGATGGTATCTCCATCATCTTCCAGGGATCCTACGCTAGTGAAGCCGCATTAATTGCGGCAAAGGGCGCTGTTCAGAACGGATGGTCATATTATAATACCACAGATAAGAAGTCCTATGTCAGGGCAAACTCCACCTGGTACCAGATGACAGTAGACGGAACTGATGGCCAGGATGGCACAAACGGGCTGCCAATCGTATGGAAGGGGGAAAGCGCATCTCCACCCGCAAGTCCTGTTATTAACTGGGTTTATAGGGATACGGATAATGGCTATGTCTACATTTATAATGGCACTGCCTGGGAGCTTATGGTACTCGATGGTGCAGATGGATCCGCTGGTGCTGATGGGTCAGACGGCCTGAGTGTTTTTATCACCTATCATGATAATCCTGCGTCTACGCCCCCCAGCACACCAACCGGTGATGGTACCACAGGAGGCTGGCATACTAATGCTACCACTGCAGTTGTTTGGATCTCACAGAAGATTGCTGCTTCAGCATCCTCTGGCACCTGGGGAACTCCTATAAGAATCAAAGGTACTGATGGAGTAAATGGCGTAGATGGTACCGACGGTGCCGATGGGTCGGATGGCAACTTTACTGAATTTAGGTATGCCAAGAACGGGAGTACTTCAACGCCACCCTCAATAGTTGTCACAGATCTGAATCCAACCGGATGGTCGACAACTCCTCCCTCAACTGGAGCCTTAGAATACTTATGGTTTACGAAGGCCGTCAAGACAGCAAGCGGGGCCAGCCTTGTATCTAACTGGACTACTCCTGTAAGGATAAAGGGCGAGGTAGGTGCTACCGGCGCAACAGGGCCTACAGGACCAACTGGCCCCACAGGTCCTCAGGGTCCCCAGGGCACAATAGGTCCGGCTGCAGTATTTCAGGGAGATTATTCAGGACCTGCCAGCTATTATGGCACAACAACTAGAGTGGATATTGTAAGGTATAATAACCAATATTATGTGGCTCGAACCGATGCGCCAGGAGGCACCTTCTCAGGCATTATACCAACGAATACAAGTTACTGGAATACGTTTGGTGCAAATTTCGAGAGCGTTGCAACCTCACTGCTTTTCGCCGAACTAGCCTATATCAATAATCTTGGAGTGCGCAACTTCGAAGGCCAGCCTAAGCCATATGGCAATCTATCAGGTACGTTTTCTACTATTCAGGATAATCGAACGGCAGTCGCCAGGGTGGATAATATAGAATTCGAACTTGGCTTTGAGACTGGTAGTGCAGATATTTCCTGTAATGGCGTTAGCAGACCCTTTACTTCTAGTGGTGATTTAGTTGGTGCTATTGAAAACTGGGTAGCTGTTAACTATACTGCTTTTTATAACGCTGGAATAATCATCGATTGCCTAAGTTATACCATCATTTTCACTTCCAGATATCCCGGCACTAATTTTACTGCTGCCGCTGCCATAACAAATCAGAGTGGTGTATATGGTACTGCATCGACAGTCACCGCAAACCAGACAGCACAGGCCAGAATTGATAGATGCACCCTCACGGGCACCGGTGGTTGTGCTTATATCATTGTAAGTAATGTTAATGGAGATCTCGAATTTAATAGTACACTGACTCAAACTGCTGCTGACTTCGTAACAGCATATGCAGGTCTATATGATGCCGCTGGAATCACCGTTACCTACAGCTCTAACCTGATCACATTTACAGCTAAAGTTGCAGGTACTAACTTTGTAGGATCCTCAGTTATTCGTAATAATCAATGGGTAGGCTCGATCAAGATTGTGAACAACGAAATATGGGAGAATGCTGCTAACAGTGATACCTACGGAGCCATTAAGATTAATGATCGCGGTTACCAGGGAGGATATACCAGGTACCGGGCAACTCTGGTTGGAGATGGGAAGGGAACGACCTTAATGGGTATTGTTGGAGCTGATGCCGGTGGTATGTTTAAGGGTCTTAATCTCGTAGCAGGAATGCCGATTCGGATGGCACAGATGACAACTACGCAGATAAACGCCCTAACGGCATACGAAGGGACGCTTGCATACGATATTACAACCCATACTTTAAAGATTAGGACAAACACAGGCTGGAAGACAGTTTCAGCAAGCTAAAAACACTTGATATGAGAGAAAAGATTAAGGACTATTTAAAAGCCATTAAGAGCTTTCTAGTTGAATGGAATGAATTCGTGACTGTTCCTATTGCCTTACTTCTATTTTGGGCAGGAGGAGCGCTTATTCGATGGCTGGATCCCACCTCAGGTCTATTTGATCCCGGCATCTATCAGATCATCCTTTTCGTCATAGGAGCATTCCTGATATTTCACGGTGTGGCATGGCTGCTTTTAAAAATTACTTTTCCGGAAGCATTCAGGTTCATGAGTAAAGCATTCGAGGATGAAATCAAGCGGGCCGACAATGATCCATTACCACAGGAGCAGAAACTATCAAAATATCAAAAATGCGTACTCATATTCTTATACTTGTTTGGCTGCTTACTATCAATGGTATTGCTGGCCAGGGTCATTATGTAAGAGAGCAGGTCGCTCTGACATACCTCTCACAGGTAGGCGTAAAAGAGGCCACAGGGAAGAACGACGGTCCGCAGGTAGAATTATACCTCCGGAGCGTAGATCTGGCCCCAGGAGCTCCCTGGTGCGCTGCATTTGTATCCTGGTGTTATACTGTTAATGGAGTTGACAACCCAAAATCGGGCTGGTCTCCTTCATACTTCTCCAAGGGAAAGACGATATACACTAGAGACGGTGAGGTCAAAGCAACCCCACAACAGGGAGATGTCTTTGGCATATATTTCTCAAGCATGAAGCGTATCGCTCATGTTGGCTTTATTCATGAGTGGGATAGTCGAATGGTTGTAACAGTAGAGGGTAATACTAATGACGACGGCTCAAGAGAGGGCAATAGGGTGGCCATTAAGAGACGTCCGATAAGAACAATATATAAAGTCAGCAGGTTTGTGTGTGAGTGATTCTCCCTGCACAATTCGTTTTATATTTGTGCACGAAACGTTTTGACGATTATAGATGTTATCGGGATAA